GCAACAGGTGGAGGACAATTTAACTAATGGATAACATTTTCAAATCATTAATCAATAACTCAAGCAAGGAGATTTGCTAATGGCTACTACATATTTAACAAGAACACCTGCATCAGCAGGAAATAGAGATAAATGGTCTTGGAGTGCTTGGATTAAGAAAACTACAACTGGTGTAGACCAAGTTTTATTTTCTGCTTATTCAGATGCTTCTAATTATACAGAAATAAGATTTGATTCTGTTAATGACAATCTACAATTTAGACAACAAATAGCAGGTGCATTTGCAGGGAGACAACATACAAATAGAAAATTTAGAGATACAAGTGCTTGGTATCATATTGTAATTGTTTACGATAGTGGAAATGCAACAGCATCAGATAGAATGAAAATGTATGTAAATGGAGTAGAAGAAACTTCATTTAATGTATATGACCATGTATCTATAAATGTGGATAGTTGGATTAATAATAATATAAGTAATCGAATAGGTACATTTAACACAAGTAATTATTGGAATGGCTCAATGTCACACATTAACTTCATAGATGGCACAGCTTATGACGCATCAGCATTTGGAGAATTTGATGCTAATGGTGTTTGGACAATTAATACTGCTCCATCAGTTACTTATGGAACTAATGGTTTCTTTATTTTAAAAAATGGTAATTCAGTTACAGACCAATCTGGTGAAGGTAATAACTTTACAGTTGGTGGTGGAACTTTAACTAATACTGAAGATTCTCCAAGTAATGTTTTTGCTGTCATTAATGCTTTAGAAAATTATAATAGTTCATTTACATTATCAGAGGGAAATTTAAAAGCTGTTACAGCAAATTATTCTTTTATAAGAAGCACTATTGGTGCATCATCTGGTAAATGGTATATGGAAATAAAATGCACAGCTCAAACAAGTAACACTAATAAATGGTCTTTTGGAATATCTGATGCTCCAGCTTCATCAAATGCACAATGTCTTGGAGATAATAATTATGAATATACTTGGAGAGGAGATGCAAATATTATATTTTATAATGGTTCTAATACAATTTATGGAAGTGATGGTGGAATGAGTACAGGAATGATAGTTGGAATTGCTTTAGATTTAGACAATAATAAAATTTATTGGTCAAGAGATGGAACTTGGAGAAATAGTGCTGACCCATCTGCTGGAACAAATGGTTTTTCTATAGTAGCACCATCTAGCACAAATAATGGTTTTTATCATTTTGCATTTGGAGAATGTGATGGAGGTAATAATTTTACCTTTGAAACAAACTTTGGCAATGGTTACTTCGGAACAACAGCAGTAGCTAGTGCAGGAACTAACGCAAGTGGTAATGGAATATTTGAATATGATGTACCAACAGGCTTTACTAGCCTCTCAACCAAAGGATTAAATTTATAATGGCTTATACAACGATACCAAAATCATCAGATTATTTTAATACTAAACTTTATAGTGGTTCAAATGGAACTCAATCTGTATCAGGAGTTGGTTTTCAACCAGATTGGTCTTGGTTAAAATGCAGAAGTTCAGCTTATAATCATAGATTATTTGATGCAGTTAGAGGTGTAACTAAAAATTTACAATCTAATGCTACTAATGCAGAACAAACTATTGATGAAGGTATTACTGCATTTAATTCAGATGGTTTTTCTGTTAAACAAGGTGCAAATCTTGAATATAATGCTAGTGGTCAAACATACGCATCATGGAACTGGAAAGCAAATGGTTCTGGTTCAGCTAATACAGATGGTTCTATAAGTTCTACAGTTTCAGTTAATACTACAAGTGGATTTAGTATTGTGTCTTATACAGGTGATGGTACAAATAATAATACTGCAACTATAGGTCATGGGTTAGGTGTAGCACCTTCAATGATTATTGTTAAAGGTATAAATGCTACTGCTTCTTGGATTACAACAAATACAATAAATGGTTGGAACAATGTATTAGAACTTAATTCTACTGCTGCTAATGCAGCAAGCACTTATGCTTTTGGTAGTACAGGTATTCCCCCTACTTCAACAGTATTTACTGTTGCAGCAGCAAGTGGTCAACATCACACTAATACTAATGGGGGAACTTACATAGCCTACTGCTTCGCAGAGAAACAAGGTTTTTCTAAATTTTCATCCTACACAGGTAATGGAAGTACAGATGGAACATTTGTTTATACAGGATTTAAACCTGCTTTTGTTATGGTGAAAAGAACAGATGCTACTGGAAATTGGGTTATGGTTGATAGCAAAAGAGATACTTTTAATGTATGTGATGCTGTAGTAAGTGCTGATACTAGTGACGCAGAATATGACGTTGATGTAGAAGATTTTTTAAGCAATGGTTTTAAAATGAGAGATGCTCATACAACTAGAAATGCTTCAGGTGGAACATACATCTACATGGCAATAGCCGAAGAACCTCTAGTCGGAGATAACCCAGCAACGGCGAGGTAACTCGTGTTTTTTGGCGGAACTTCATTTGCAGAATTACCATGGGCTACTTCAGGACCTGACACAGGCGTTATCATTAATGTTAATGGTAACCAATTAAACATTACTATTGGTAGTGTAGGAATTATTGCTAGTTCTATTGTTGAAGATGTTGACCCTAATAGATTAACACTTGGACTTGGAACTTTAGCTATTACTGGAGATGCTAATTTTAACGTTACAGGGTCTCAAGTATCATTAGGACTTGGAAATTTTGTAATTACTGCAGATGCTAATATAAACGCTACAGGAAACGCATTGACGTTAGCTACTGGAAATGTTACAATAACAGGTAACGCATTAGTAAATCCAGATGGATCCGCTTTATCTTTAGATACAGTAGAACCAGGAATTATTACATGGAATGATATAATACCAGGAGCAACAATGGTTTGGACACCAATAAAACCTTATTAAAAAATTATGGCATCATCCTACTCATCAGACTTAACATTAGAGATAATTACAACCGGAGAAAAAGCAGGTCTTTGGGGAACAATAACTAATACCAATTTAGAAATATTACAACAAGCCTCTTCAGGTTATGTAGCTGTACCTATGACATCTGGTACAGATGTAACTTTAAGTTTAGCGGATGGATCATCATCTGCAAATGGTAAAAACATCTATTTAAAACTAACAGGTACAATGACTGCAAGTATTGATTTAATTATTCCAGCGACATCAACAGGTGGTACTGTTAACAGAGTTTATATTATAGAAGATGCAACAGACAGAACTACAGCAAATAATTATACTTTAAATATTAAAACAACTGGATCTTCAAATCCAGTTCCTGTTCCTGAAGGAGCTAACTTAATTGTAAGATCAGATGGAACAGATACAGCATTAGCTTTAGTTCAAAAAGGAATGAAGACTATTACTTCTTCAAGTGTAACTTCATATACAGCAGTTAATAATGATCAAGTAATTGTAGATACACAAGCAAATGGTGTCACTATTACTTTACCTATATCTCCGGTTGTAGGAAATGAAGTAACTATTATGGATGGATCTGCTGCTGGAGGTTTTGCAACAAACGCAGTTACAGTTGGAAGAAATGGTTCTAATATTAATGGTGCGGCTTCAGACTATTCTTTAAATGTTAACAACCAGTGTGTTACGTTTATATATACTAACGCTACTAAAGGTTGGTTATTAAAATCAACTAATCAGTAGGAGCATTTATGGCTCTTCAAGAAATTAAATTCGCACCCGGAATAGACAAGCAAGATACAAGTGTTGGTGCATTAGGTCGTTGGGTAGAATCCGACAATATTAGATTTAGATATGGACTTCCTGAAAAAGTAGGAGGTTGGCAATCATTACTCACAGAATCTTTAGTAGGTGTAACTAGAAAAATGCATGCCTTTGTAGATAATGACGGCAATAGATATGTTGCTATGGGAACAGATAAGTTTCTAATTATTTATTTTGAAGGACAGTTTTTTGATATCACTCCTTTAAAAACTCCTTTAGCTGCTTCAACTATTGCAACTACCAGTGGATCCCCTATTTGTTCTATTACAACAGGAACTAATCATAACCTATCTATAGGTGATATTGTTTTATTAAGTAGTGTAACATTACCTGGAGGTACTGGTTATGTTACTGCAGATTTTGACGACAAATTATTTCAAGTAACTTCTATTACAAGTACTACGGTATTTACAATTACACAAACAACTGACGCAACTGGAACTGTTGCAACCGGTGGAAGTATAAGTGTTATTCCTTATGAACAAGTAGGTCCCGCTGCACAAACTTACGGTTATGGTTGGGGTGTTGGTACATGGGGTGGTGTTGCTTGGGGTGAAGCAGTGTCTGCATCTGATGTCACACTAGAACCGGGACTTTGGTCTTTAAGTAATTTTGGTGAAGTACTTGTTGCAACGATTGCTAATGGAAAAACATTTACTTGGAATTCAGGGATCGCGGCAAGACTAACAACAAGAGCTTCTACAGGTACTGCTAGTTTTTCAACTTCAAACAATCCTACAGCAACTAGAGATACTTTAATTTCTCCAACAACACGTCACTTAATTCATTTTGGAACAGAAACAACTATCGGCGATCCGACTACACAAGATGATATGTTTATTAGATTCTCAGTTAATGAACAAATAAATGTTTATGATGTATTAGCAACTAACACAGCCGGTACTTTTAGATTACAAGATGGTACTAAAATTATGGGAGCTATTAAAGCTAAAGAAAATATTTTAGTATGGACTGATAATGCTTTGTACACAATGAAATTTGTTGGAGCTCCATTTACATTTGGCTTTGAACAGGTGGGCACGAACTGCGGATTGATTGGTAAGAATGCAGCTATTGAAATAGATGGTGTTGCTTACTGGATGTCTAACAATGGTTTCTTTTCTTTTGATGGTACTGTTAATACTTTAGCTTGTTCAGTTGAGGATTATGTTTACGATGATTTTGATACAACTAAAGGTCAACAAGTAAATGCAGGAATTAATAATTTATATACTGAAGTAACTTGGTGGTATCCAACACAAGGATCAGAATTCAATAATAGATATGTAGTATTTAATTACGGACAAAACAATGCTCAAGTACCTATGGGTAATTGGTATACAGGTATAAACTCTAATTCAATTAGAACAACTTGGATTGATTCTTTGGTATATCCTCAACCTTATGCAACTGCTTACAATAGTTCTGATGATGGAACTTTTCCTGTAGTGATAGGTCAATCAGGATTAGGCGCTTCAGTATTTTTTGAGCAAGAAGTAGGAACAGATCAAGTAAATCCAGATGGTACTACAACTATATTAACTTCTTTTATAGAATCTTTTGATTTTGCACTACAAACAGATCAAGGTATAGGAGAATACTTTTTAGCAATGAGAAGATTTTTACCTAACT